CGCGGAAACTTATCTCATGGGACAACTTAGGGGACAAAAATGGGACAAAATATGGTTCAACTATTTATGTAATAGTGGAAATATGGCTATTTTATTCTTCTGTATTTCCCCAGTTAAACGGCTTGTTGTAAGCCGTTTTAAGGCACGCAAATTACAGAGTGGAGTATTTACCCATAAAAATTAGGGCTATGCACTATACACAGCCCGTATAAAAGAACGGGTGAATCAACCTCACCGCTCTTTTTTTAGTAGCTCAATTATACCAACTCGCCATAAAAAAAGAACCCCTCCCACCGAAGTGAGAGGGGTTGAGTGTTAGTGCAGTGAAGTCAATCGACCAGCTTCATCTGTGTCTACTTGCACCGTGCTGTCAGCCTGTACAGAACCATCAGCGTTGACTGCATAAGCGTAGTTATTGTGAACGTGAACGCCCGCAGAAAGCAGGTTGCCATTCTCAGAAGCAAGGAACTTCTTGCCTTCAGCATCGAAGATACCTGTTGCCATTCGACCATCATTGGCAAAGTAGTAGTCACAGCTTCCAATGTGCTGCATACCTGTCAGCATGGCACATTCCTGTGGTCCTTCATCCGTGCAAAGATAGAACCAATCTGTGCCATCAAAGTACCAACCTGTGACTGCATATCCTCGTGCGTCAAAGTAGTACCAGGAGCCGTTTATAAATGCCCACTGACTGTAGTAGTAGGCACTTGGACTGGTTGCATACCACCAACCTGTCGAGTTCTTAACCCAGTGTGGCTCGAACTTAGACTCACCTTGTGCGAGCTGTTCCCACTCTGCGTAAGTCAGCTTTGCGACATCAAGGTCAACGGTACCGCCTGCGCTGGAATACTGCCACATAGTCCAGTCAGACCATGCACCAGTGTTATAGATCATGTCAGGCAATTCCCATGAGAAGCGATTGTCCGGGTATCCTGCAATCCACAGACGCGATACATCGGCACAAGACGCTACCTGTGACCTGCCGGCAGGGTAGGTGTACACAACTGGATAAATGCCAGTCTTTGCATAGACGCGGTCAACAAACTGTCTTGCCCATACTGTTGAGCCCCACGCGTCATTGTCACCGTTTTCCCAGTCCAGGCAGAGAAGTGCTTTGCCAATGTAGGCAGAGACACAAGCCACAAATGCGTCAGCTTCTGCAACAGGTGAGCCACCTTCAGCATAGTGATAGACACCAATGAGCTTTCCGTCTGCTAAGGCTCTCTGGAGCTGTGCAGTCATGTAGCGGTTCATTGGCTGTGTGCCCTGCGTTGCCTTAGCGATGATAAAGTCAGAACCACTGTATGCAGTCTCGACATTTGGGTGCGAGTAGCTCGCACCCAATGCCTGATAACCTGATACGTCAATGCCCCTAAGCATTGTTTACCTCTTCTTTTGGCTCTTCTTTTGGCTCTTCTGCTGGCTTTGTGTTAATTGGTTCAGCGTTGCCTGTCATGTAACTTGCAGGACGCTCAGAAGGCTGTACATAAGTCATTGCACGTGCAGAATCGCCAATACCTTTTGTGGTTGGGTCAACCGTGACTCCAATAGCACCAAGGACCGCTACAACCACAGTACCGATGAGGTAAGGGTTACTGATAAATTTAACAAATACATCAGCAAGACTGCCCCATGTAGTAAGGTCAGAGTATGCCAGTCCAAGGTATGCAAGGATTGGACTCATGACGATTCCGAACATTCCCAGCCACCAAGCTGGGTTGTGAAGTCTTACTTTCCAGTTAATCATTTCTAATCTCCTTAAATCAGAATTAGTGTGTATGCGCCTGTTCCAGGCGTTCCAGCCGTCCCGCCTGATTGCGGGTCACATCCTCAACCACAGCAAGACGGGTGTCGTGGACGCTAAGCGTGTCACGGATGTTGGTGATTGTTTCATCTGTTCGTGCCATGTACGCTGTGAAGGCTTTCTGAGTATCGTCTATGTCACTCTTGAGCTGCTTCACGCCTTCCTCAATGCGTACAAGTCGCATCGCGTCTTCCTGGCTTGCACGGTTCATCGCCTTGGCTCCGTTGATGAGCGTCAGCACCATTCCAAGAAACGATACCGCTGCCACGATCTGCTCGAATGTTAGTGGATTCATAACCTCACCTTCTTAGTGACTTACCGTGTATGTGAGGGATCCATAACGCCATGCGTTAGAGACTTTCCCTCCTTGGTCTTGAAGGTAAATGTTGCCGTCAGGTCTCGCTGAGATAGCAGTAATAACGTCAGCGTGTCCGGGGCAAATACCTGAGTCATAGACGATTGACTCATTACCGTCTGTGGCTGAGCCGTACTTTTCATGATCTACTAGAGGTGGTCTTGAACCTTCTGGAAGAGTGAAGGGGCAACGGACAGCGTCGTAAGAAACATTGTTAGCCAACCAACCTCTGACCTTGATGGTTACAGAATCACCAGTGCGGTAGATGTGCCAGAAGTTGTTGTAGCTGCCTTGTGGTTGCAGGTAGATTACGTCAAAGTCAGTGTCAGACTGCTTCTTGTCGTCTCCAAGAACGTTGATAGTAGGCAGCAGTGATACGGGCTCACCAACGGTAATGCCGTTAATTGGTAGACGGTAGAGGGGCATGCAAGCTGTAGTAGATCCTGAGAGAATGTCACCCTTTACGTAGGTTGGGTCTACCGGATTGCCTTGGTTGGTTGGCGTGCCCTGGATAACCTCGCAAGTAAACTTCTCTACACCGCCAACCTGCTTAGAGTACTTCAGCACAACTAAGTCATTGCGCTTATAACCAGCGCGACCATTAGCAACGTTAAGCTCAAAAGGCTCCTCATTAGTCACCATGCGAGCGTCAAAGAGCACGTCACCAGTGTCAATGCGAACCCTGTTAGCAGTCTGCATGGCAGCCTTGATTTGATTTTGCGTCTGCAAAATACCACGAACAGAGCCAGCAACTCCTGCAATCAACCTACCAATCTGAGGGGCTGTAATGTGGTCCTTGCCTTGGAATGAAATAACGCCATCAAAAGCCATTTAACCCTCCTTCACCATGAATTGAGCGAACTCTTCATCACGCTTGCGTGCGAGCTCACGATACTTTGCAGCGCAGTCTGGGCAGAGAAGATAACTCTGCTGAACTCCGTCTGCTGATACTCTGCTTATGCTCTTCCATTGCGATGTTGCAAAGTCACTTTCAAGTAGAAAGGCTTCTTTCTTGCACCTATCGCATTGGAAGCGTGCAAAGCCACTTGTTTTTGCCATTAAGCTGTCCTTTCCCATTTGAAGCAGCCAAGAGAAGGTAGTTGTTGCCATCTACCTCCGTAGTTTGATTGCGGGTTAACAAATGAAGTTGTTTCAATCACAGAACCAACAGGGAAAGATGGTGTAGTTGCACCGCCTTGAGTCGCTCCCTGGACGTTAATAGTCACGTCACTAGATCCGTCAAATGAAGCGGTACCATTCACAGAGCCAACCAGCTTGATGGTGCGTGGCTGTGAGAGCTTCTTTGCAGCGTTAGCATCACCTCCGGGTGTAGATGCGCCAGCGTATGGGTGTATGTGGCTTGCTGGAGCTGCACCAACTTCTTGTGCTGTATATGTTGGCTTTGTGGGGAGCTTTACGGTGTGCGTCTGAGCGTCTGTAACGTGTCCTAAAGCGTCTACATTTACCGTTGCGCCTAATTGGACTGTGTCACCCCAAGAAGCGTCTATATCGCTCTCAGAGCCGTATGTGCCAGCGGTCACGCTAGAAGACTCATGAGTAAGAGCAACTGTGCCACCTGTGCGCTGAGCCTTGAGTGGTGTTGTTGCAGTAACTTCTGCCACCTTAGAGTCAACCTGCAGTGTGGCTCTGCCAATCTCACTGGCTGAATCTGTTGCTACTTTGCGAGCTTCATTGACCTTGTTCTCAAGGCTCTTGAAGTCTGCTCTTGATACTTCTGCAGAGATGGTGCGTCCAGCGATGGAGATACCAGTACCGGCTGTGTATGAGCTTGATACTGCGCCAGAGCCTGTGGAAGAACCGTGCTCAGCTGTACCGGATGAAGAAGTATTACTGGCTGTGCCACCAACCTTATAGCTAATACTTACTTGGGTGTCTGTAACAATGATGACCTTGGTTCCGACCATCGCAGTAACATGTAAGCCAGTCACAGGATCTATGCCGGGGACAATATCGCCAATGCCAAACTCTTCGTCATCATCAAGCGTGACGTTGATTGAGTCAGCAGCTTGATACTCTTTAAGCTTCTTAGGACCGTCTTTCTCAAGCTCTTCACGACTTGCATTGGTGTAGTTGTAGGTGGTTGTGCGCTCATCAATGCCAAAGAGTGTCTGCGTTGTGGAGATATTGCCACGCGCATCTGCATAAAAATGCATGACAATACGATTTTTAAGCTCACCAGAGCCAAGGCAAATAAGATGGTTGTAAGGTCTTACAACTCTCTTAATAGTCACGTCAGAATGTTCTGCGTCTGCGCCGTCAGTCCAGTCTGTAATTGGCTTTACCGAGAGAACAATCATGCGCTCAATGGAGTCATACTCGATGTTGAGACGTGAGGAAGAATCAGCAAGCATCTTTCTGATGCCCGTCCAAGCGTCACAATACCTATCGAAGGTGTATTTAACGGTAATGCCAGAAGTCTCTTCTGAGACTTTGAACTGGCTAGCAAGTCCAAGACGCTGAACAAGCTGCTTTAAGACCCCGTGAGCTTCACCACGTACACTGAGATAGTCTTCTCCACTTGGTGGCTCTAGAACCTTATCTCTGATGATTCCTTGCCACGATCTACCCGTGTAGGTGATTGTGTTGTTGCCTGAGTTGGACTCTCGTGCGTCAACCACACCGCCCCACTCAGTACCTTCAACATAGACGTATGCTCCATCATCGAGACGCTGCTCAGAGTCAATGTCGAGTGTGAGCTCAAAGTCGTTGCCCGTGTCTCCATATTCGAGGTCAAGGCGTGCTCCTTTGAGCACGCCAATATCGAGATGTGTTGCGTCTGTGTAGCTAATGTCTGGCATTATGCACTCACCTCACTAGGTACGCTCTGAGTGGCTACTGCCCTTGGAACGCGTGTCTCACCCTGTGGTTGTTCTTTCTCATATGGAGGAGTGGAGCGTGTCTCATAGAGCGTGAGGTCAAAGTCAAACGTGTTATCCCATGTGATGTCATCAGTTCCTGGCTTGATTTGCTCGAAGAGGTAAGAGCCAGAGCCGTGAGCTCCGCGCTCTCGGAACTTGTAGACGTTCTCGCGGGTGCCGTTATCCTGGACTACAACAGCCGTCTTACTCTGAGAGTCAACCTCAAGATATGCGCCAGCTGCAATAGTGGTGTTTACCTTGTGCAGGTTCTCGCCAATTCTGATGTATGGGTTGGTTGCAGGACCATAGACACGCCAGAGCCAGGGAGAAGCACTCTTAGAAGGGTTAGTAAATGACTTAGCGGGTTTACCCTGAACAAGGTCAAAGGGGAAGTCTCTTGGGAAGTCAGGCTTAACGCCAGCAACAGCTCCCACTGTCTCATGCTCAAAATAGAGCGTAGTTGCCTTAAACCATGTAGGGTCTTCAACAAGAAGCGTCAGAACAAATTCCGCAAACTTGTCAGAGAGCCAGTAGTTTGTTGGAGCACCGCCAATGATGTAGCAACGGATACCCCAAGAGCCTACTGTGAGCGTTCCTGGTGTGCGGTTTAAGATGTCCTTCTCGCCAAGCTCAATAATCTTGTTGCGAAGCTCTAAACCTTCTTCATCACTTTCCGCTGCGATTCCAACAGGGAACTTGATTGTCTTTGGCTTGTGGTCACGTCTTCTGAATGACGTAATTCTGCTCGAGTTCTTGCCTGATGTGTATGACCACATCCAGTCTCTGAGTTCATGTTCCATGTAGTGGAGGGACTTGTCAGCCCCTCCAAACTCCATGTGCTTACTACCATCAGAGGTTGTGTATCTAATATCTGTGCGCATTATGCGCTCACCTCTCTTACCATGCGACCAAACTCACGGTTATTTACGTCAACTCTTACAGGCTTTCCGTATGCATCCTCGATGCGCTTTGTCATGACATCCATCTGTGCTGATAGATCTGCAATGGCTTGATTGGTATCTGCGTAGATGCCATTAGCCACAAGAGACGCAGTCATATCCATTTGTTTGTTGATTGGGACATTGAGCGCATAGCCATCAACGCCACTCTGAGCAGCTTCTGCGAGGTCTTGTGCTGCCTTGTAAACGTCTCGCTTACCGCCAGCAATACCAATAACAAAGCCGTCTACTGTGTAGCCACCAAGACCAGCCATGACGCGTGAAGGCGAGTGAATGCCAAGTAATGCCTTTACTGCGCCAACAACGCCGTTAAAGACTCCACAGACTCTGTCAACTACCCAGCTTGCTAAGCCAGTTACACCATTTACAAAGCCTTGAATAAACGCGCGACCAGCACTACCAAGGTCAAAGCTTGTAATGGCATTCTTTGCTTGGTTAAGCAGGTTTCCGACTGCCCCAAGCAAGCTGCCAATAATCTGAGGTACTGCTGTGACAATGGCTGTGAAGAGCGTTACTGCTGCACCAAGGAGCATTCCAATAAACGTTGGAAGGTTCGAGACAACGGTGCCAATGAGGTTGCCAACGTTGCCGATAAGTCCTGGGAGAATTACTGGGATAGCATTCACGATTGCCACAAAGAGGTCCACTGCAGCTTGAAGGAGTGTCCCAACAAAGCCAGGAAGCCCTGAGATAAATACATCAATAATTTGTGGCAGTGCTGCTGCCAGTGCTGGAATGATTGCCACAACGCCGTCAACAAGTCCCATGAAGAGACCTTGCGCTGCTTCAAAGAGTGCTGGAGCGTTAGCAACAAAGCCGTCTACTAGACCTTGCAGGATCTGTGGAGCTGCTTCAGCAAGCTGTCCTGCCACCTCAGTGAGTGCCTGCAGGATAAAGGTGAACGCCTGCATTGCCCCTGCCATAAGAGAAGGTGCAGAAGCCACGAGAATGTCACAGATTGCACCAGCTGCAGCTCCGACCGCTTCAAGTAGTCCTGGAGCGATTTGCTGCCATGCTGCGCCCATCTGAGAAAAGAGAACCTCAAAGGCGTGTGCCAGCGTAGGACCTGCAGAAGCAAGACCGGAAGCCACCTGTGGAAGCACTGAGCTGATTTGAGATGCAAGTCCAGGGATGGCATCAGCAATACCAACGATATTGCTTGCAATGTTTGAAGCTGCCTGTGTGATATCTCCACCCATAGCAACAAAGGCTGTGCCAGCTACCGCTGCAGCGATTGAGAGCACACCAAGCACTACGGTTGCGCTACCAAAGCCAGAAGCAAGGTTTGCAACCACGCCCATGGCTGGCTGCACCGCCCCTAAAAGCTTAGGACCTAGACCTGTGAGTGTAGGTCCTAGAACGCCAGCAATGGCACTACCAACGCCACCAAGCTTGGCAGCAATAGGAGCAGCGAAGGCAGAGACTGCGCTTCCAGCCTTAGATAGTGCAGAGGTGACAGGGCTCATAAACTGAGCCACATTACCACCAACAGTCGCAAGCACACCCTGCGCGTTTCTCGCAATGGATGTGAGATGTAGCGTTGCAGTTGCTGCCATACTCTTAAATGTAGACTGTGCAGCAGAAACAATGGATGTGAGCTTAGCGGTAATGGGGTTGTTGAGACCGCTGAAAGCCTTTACAAGCTTGTCTCTGAACTCCCAAGCATAAAGAATTGCTGTCTCCAGCTTGTCCTGGACGGTTGCAGCGATTGCGCCAAAGAAAGACTTAAAGCCCGTACTTAGACCTGCAACAGTTGAGAGTGTGCCAGGAACTATGCCCTTGATAACGGATAGACCGTTTGCAACAACATTTGAAGCCTTGGAGAATGCCCCGAGCATCTTGCCAGCCGTCTCCATCGACTTGCCAATGACGAGAAGTGCAGGACCTGTGCCCGCGAGCATGCCAATAGACTTTGCAATGGTCTGAATGTCTGAAGCTGACATCTGATTGATTGCGTTAGCTGCATTGGTTGCCATAGCAGCGAGAGCTTCCATGCCACGCTCAAAGAGTGGCATAAGCGACTCAACAAGCTTCTGAATTGGGTCTGCAAGCTTAGAGAGCGCGTCTGTCATCTTCTTGTAGCCATCAGTCTGGTACATCTTCATGATGGTTGCGGTTGCTGCGTCAGCGAGGTTTGAGAGCACGCCAGTAAGTGTCCTGGACTGCTTAATTATGAGTCCGCCAAAGTCACCCTGCATACCAGCTCTAATTGCAGCGATTGCTACATCAGCACTGACTGCCTTCTTAGTGACCATATCCATTGCGCCAGCAACGTCTGTGTGCAGTGCCTTTGCGAGGTAGTCCCATGCAGGAATACCAACCTCAGTAAGCTGCATCATTTCCTGCGAAGCTGCAACGCCTTTGCCGTGCATCTGACCAAGAGCACGGGTAATAGCATCAATGCCCTGCTGACCTGCACCTAATGCTGCAGTTGCGTTGCCAATGTCTGTAAGCATGGGGATGACATCGTTAGCTGCAAAACCATAAGCGAGCATCTGCTGAGTTGCCTTATTAAGACCTGCCATTTCAAATGGCGTAGTCTTAGCAAACTCGACTAGATCAGCAATCATCTTCTTGGCACGCTCAGGACCAAGCATGGTATTAAAAGCAATGTCTACCTGCTCAGCATTTGCAGCGGTCTGACTTGCCCACCTGGCAGCCTTAACACCCGCGATAGCAAGAGGAGCGGTAACTGCAGCGGTAAGTACAGTACCCGCTTTAGAGAATCCGCTGCCAAGGCTTGAGATTGCCTTAGAAGTCGTATCAGTTAGCTTGGAAACCTCGCTGGCGAACTTGGAAGAGTCACCTAAAATCTCAATGACTACTTTTCCATCTGCCAAATTGACCTCCTAGAAGTTAGAAGTTACGGAGTGCCATCTCTCGTAATTCATCTTCCGTTGGAGGTAACGCCCAAGCTTGGGTACGCCTAGCATGAGCACGCTCTTCTTCCTTTGTGGTGTCTCCTTCAAGCGGACTTCTTGCAGCAACAGCTTGCCCTGTAAGCGTGTCTGGAGTAGCAAGGAGTGCCAGGTATAAGTTGATGAAGGTGTACCAGTGAAGCTGTGTTGATTTGCTGGTGAGGTCTATTGAGTAGACGCGCATGAAGTCAGCAGTCACAATGCCAGCGTCATACTCCCAGTCAAAGTTCTTTTTTCTGTAGTACTGAATGCGCTTATACTGCTCACCGTATGAGATAGTGTCAAATGCCCCTGCTACCCACTCAGACGCTGCCTGAAGAGCTTCTACTGGGTACTTAGACACTTGGTCTGGGAGTACTCCTTTTTGAGCGTAGAAAAGGTTTAGTGTCCTCGCATTAGCAACAGCACTGTTCTCTGTATCCATCGTCATGTAGATAAGAGAGGTCCTAAAACCACTCTTAATGGGTACAGATACTCCCGCCACATCAACTGTGACGGGAGCACCTTTGATAACCGAGTCTAAAAACATGAATTACTCATCCATGCTGGAGTTCTCTTGGGTAATAAGCTCAGATACCTTGGACACAGCGTCGCTGGCTGAATAGACCTCTGTCAGAATCGAGATAATCTTCATCAAGCGGTAGATGTTGAGCCTATTTGCCTTGCCAATAAGCTCCTCTGCAGCTTCCTCACCAAGTGCAAAAGCAACGATATTGTGAGCTTCATCTGCAAGGGTTGTGAGGTTGTCCATTACCTCATCATTTGTGAGCCCTGTAAACGATGACAGACGCTTTGCCCAAGAGTTAGCTTCTACAACGAATGTGATGTTGCCTAAATCTACATCATAGGTCTTACCCTCAATCTTCACCTTCGCTGTGGGTGCGCCATCAAGCTTGTAATTCTTCAGTGCCATAAGTGTTCCTCTCTATGGGTTTACCTTGTGGATATCTTGTGTCACGGGTAACGCCAATAAAAAAAAGCACCCAGCATATGCCAGGTGCTTCCCCAGATAGGAGAGGAATGGGGACTATGTCTATGCAGCTTTAGTAAATGCTGCAGTGTCATAGTTAAAGGTGCCATACTCGTACTCATCGGTAATTGCGACCTTAAAGGCAATCTTGATAGGTGCAATATCAGAGCCAGAGAATGGTGAGACATTCAGCGTTGCCTTTGCGTGCTTAGCAACGAGTGCGGTCTTCTCGCAAGCCTTACCTGCCTTGAAGTCGTATCCGCAAGTGCGGACATACTCAACAGGTACGTCTAGAACATCCTCATAGCTTGCAAGAATCTTCTGGATTCCACCAGGACCCATAGCATCAACCTCAAAGCTGAAGGTGTCTGTCTTGCCCAAGTTGTACTTAGGCTGGGTCTTACGATCAATATAGGTCGGCTCATAAGACTTAGCTTCACGCTCTGGGTCTGCCTTAGTGGTCTCAGTTACACGGATGAAATTCGTCTGTCCAGGGAACTTAATCCAGTGTTGAATCTCGTAGATAGAGACAGGTGTGCGCTGTGTCTCTGTTGGCTGTACGACAGCTTGTGATTCTGGCATAATGCCGTCCTTTCTTTAAGGGTTAAAACCTGTACTTAATTTGGGCGATAAGCTGGTAGGTTGCGACTCCGTCTTCACCAACACTGAAGGGAGATGGCAGTGTGGTGACATCATGGGCATATACAACAACGCCCTCTGGTGCACCACCGTCTTCAATGGCAGCTTGGACTTTACGCAGCATGGCAAGACCGTCAATGCGCTCCTGCTCGTCTAGTGGGCGTGTTTGCAGATACACCTCATAAGGAAACTGCTTAATACCTCCGCCAGAACAGTAATGAAGCACCCATGGCTCACCCGGAGCAGCCTTAAGCATTGCTTGTGCAGCTCCAGTGCCGTTGGGAAACTGACCATATTCAACAGGAATACCTGTAAGAATGTCTTTTAGCCAGTCAGTAACGCTTTGAGCGATGTCTACCATGCCCCTCCAACTTTCTCTCCAAGAACTTTTGCGAACATTTGCTGCCATGCATTACCTCTGACACCTGCGCAACGGTCATACCAGTGGTCACAGGCATTAGGGGCGTGCAAGGCATTTTGAAGCGTGTTATGGTTGTGCGTTGAGTAGTACTGAACACGTGCATATGCTGCTGCGTCTCCTGCGCCCCATTCAACGTAAGCTGCATTACCCGTTTGACGGGTAGTGCCAGAGCCTTGAAGTGCTCCTGAGTCGTAAGGGACATAAGTCTTACAGTCAGCAAGTACGTTTTCCGCAACAATGCCAAGGGCAGCTTCTACAGCGTTTGAGACCTTGTCTTTGCAACGCTCAACATCAACGTCAACCACACGCATTCTCATCTGGCTTCTACCTCCACATGATGTGTCTCGTGGTGAGTGGAATAAGGGTTTACAGAGCGCACCATACGCGCTTCTGTTGCTGGCTTCTCCTCGGAGCTGATGCCACGAATAACAAAGTCACCAGCCTTGAGACCCGGGTCTCTGAAGAACCACACTTTAAGCACATTGGCACTCTGTGGTCCTACGGTTGAAGCGGTATTAGCGAGCTTCTCTTCAACATGTACGCCTTGATAGATAGATCGCGTAAACCCCTTATCCTGCTTGTGCCAAACGGTGACGGTATCCCAGGCAATCATTGAATACCCCTCCATAAAAGACCTGTGCCAGCCAAGAAGGGATATACGCAGGAGAGGTCAGAGACGCTTGCTTGAGCGTCCGTGTAGGTGTAGGACACACTACCAACACTCTCGCTCTTAACCATTCCACGGGTGTCTTTGCCAGCCACTCTGTCACATAGAGCGCAGAGAGCAAGAAGCCACTTCTCGCTGTACTTCTCAGGGACCTCTTCACCAGTCATCGAGACAAGTAGTGCTTGAGCCTTGACGAGGGGAGCGTCTAACTCACCCTCGCCAAGAGAGCCTTTATACGTGTTGCGGTAGAAGTCGTATGTAAGGCTTGGGGTTGCCATTAAGCAGCCTTAGGCTTCAAGACACCAGCAGCCTTAGTTGCCTTCAGAGCAACACCACAGACAAACTCAACATCAACGCTCTTGACAGCACCTGGAGTGGTCCAGTCAGGCAGTGCAACGGTGAATGCATTGTCGCCCTGAAGGGTGATGCCGTGGAAGCCGTCCATGCCAAGGCAAGCAGCGTAGACAGAACCGTCAGTGATAGAGCCGTCACGGACCTCATGAATTGCAATGCCGTTGTAAGCTTTGACAACGTTGCCAGCGGTCTCCTTGGATTCGGTGCCAAGACCAACAACACGAAGCAGTGCATTCAGCTTGGTGTACTGAGCTGCGTTCATCATTAGTACGTCAGGGGTGCGCATGAGGTTGGAGAGCATGGTGTCAAGCTCCTCAAGGTAAGTAAGAGCAGCTTCCTTAGTGGTGACCTTAATATCGGTCTTAGAGGTCATCTCAGTAGAGGTGGTCTTCAGAGCAGCTGCGAGACCGTCAAAGCCGTTTGCATCCTTGGTAGGAGCAAAGATGCTTGCGTTGAACTTGCGGGAGACTGCGTCCTTAGCCTGCTCCAGATACATCTCGTAGAGGTCGTCTGCAGCAGCCTTGGCAACACGATCCATCTGGAACGTAGAGCCAAGAATACCAAGAGTGGTGGTCTTCTTCTCAACGGTTGGCTCAGATGCGACAGGCTCAGAACCAAGTGCACGGAATGCAGCAGAAGACGGAGTCTTGACGCGCTTATAGCCGTAGACCAAGTCAGAAGTGCCAGAAGCATTCATGCAGTTGTCAAAGGTGAGCGCACCGAGCAGATAGTTGTCAGTGACAAGCTCATTGATGAAGCCCTGTGTGAGCTTATCGCCAGAGTTGGTTGCAAGGGTAGCGAGATTAATCATTATTTTCCAAGTCCTTCCTTAATGTTGCGAGCAATGCCAGAAGAGCTGCCGGCGGGCTTGCCGGTAGTGTTTACGCTCTTTGGCTCAGACTGGAAGAGATATGGCTTTGCTTCTTTCAGCTTGGCAACGTCACCTTCTAGAGCAGCCAGAGCAGCTCTACCAAGCTCCAAGTCAATGCAGCCAGCAGAAGTAAGCTTTGCTTCAACTTCTGCCTTCTCCTTGGCTTCCTGTGAGTCTTTGAGCTGCTTCTCAATAGCAGAGATACGCTCATCAGAAGAAGCCATAGACTTCTTGGACTCTGCGAGCTCTACTTCCAGCTCCTTGATGCGCTTCTCACGGTTAGCCAAGTCACGCTCTAGCTTGTGGGTGTTTACGTTTGCGCTTGTGTCCTCGCTTGCAGCAGAGTCCTGGGAAGATGTTTCCTCTTCTGCTACTTGGTCCTGGGACTGGTTTTCCTGCGCAGAGTCTTGGGTATCAGAGTCTTTCTTTTCCTCTGTGACCTCGTCTGGTGCAGGAGATCCATTACGATGCATAGACCAAATCCTTTCAGTCAATCGCAGGTCCTTTTCCTGCGCTGAAAGAATTGTCTGTGAGTGTTAACAGCTAAAAGAAAACCCCGCTTGTGGCGGGGTTAGAAGTTAAACAGCATAACCAAACTGGTGAAGCTTTTGAACGATTACTCTTCCTCTATCGTATAAGTCTCTCTGCTGTTTCATGAGTTCTTCAGTCTCAATGATTAGTCCAGCCTTCTCAGAAGACTCATACTGCATGATTTCCTTGAGCACTGATTCGTACTCTCTTTTTAGTCTCTTTACCTCTTTGTCCATTTTAGACCAAATCTTTCTGAACACTCAATAAAGGCATGTTCGTGTGCTTGGATTTCATTATATCCTTTTTCAGTATAGCCTTTAACGAGTTCAGCAAAATACCATTTTGAGATTGGGGTATCTTGGACTTGATATGTGTAAACATCACCAGTGTGTAACACGACAACACCCATTTCATATTTTCTTTTATACGCTACAGCTAAATCGGCACCAGACGGAGGTATGTTAGAAGGGTGGTTGTGAATACTATAAATTGTAAACTGGTCAGAGGCTAGTACCGCTTGTTGGATTGATTTGTTAACATCAACAGCAAGCTCTGTTTTACTGCTTACCTGTTTAGCAATGATTGTCTTAGAAACAGAAGAAATTAAATACGAGTCTTCTAGATTTGTTCCACTTCTATGCGTGAGCATACTTACAGCACATCTGTATAGAAGATTGTCAATATTTTTATCTCCGCTAATACCTATAAATTTATTAGCAAAGTCGCTAGAAGTAATATATGACAAATCAACTTTAGTATTAGTGTTTGCACTCTTTTTATTAGTAATGCCTTTTTCTGTGCCAATGGTCTTCAACGCTCTAGGCTGCTTGCTAACTGCCCAAGCACGCTCACGCTCATAGTCACGGCGCAGGTGATTATCATGCGTAAACTGGCTCAGCTTGTTTTGCAGCTCGCCAAGCCTAATGCGCTGCTTTACTGCGTCTGCCCGCACCTCTTGAAGATAAGAGATCTCTCTCTTCTGGCTTCTAATCAGACGCTCATATCTGCGTTGCTTCTGCGTTGCTGCGTAGTACTCATCGCTGGTCATGCCTGTGATGCGCTCTTGCTCTGAGTAGTCCATATCTGGCAGCTCGGAGTATCCAGGAACATAAGGTGTCATGTAGTGGTAGCAGTTTGCTCCACAGAGTCCTGTCACGGTGCCGTATCCGGTTGACTCAACGAGTGGTGGATACTCGGTACTTCTACCGCTCCTTGAATACACCTTGCCTTGCCATTCTGCGTGGCTTGGGCGTGCTCCAAAGTGAGCGTCTACGAATACCAAGTCCCATTCCCACTCGTCCATGCGCTGCATAAGAAGGCGATTTCTCGCTTGGTTAGCCTGGGAGACAATGTGGCGTCTTAAAGCTGCGTCAATGGTTGTCTTAGTACCGCTGATGTAGTCGATGGTCTCAAGTCCAGAGTTAGCAAGTCGTGTAACGCCACGCTCCATGACCGCTCGTGTTGGCTCTCCCGCTTGGTGGCGGGCGATTGCTTCGGCAGTTACGTCATACCACAGTGCTGCTTGGTCTTTAGCAAGCGCGATGTTTTGACGCTCAAGGACCTCATTCATGCCTTGTGCTGTCTGAGCAGCGATGATAGTTGCTAGATTAGTCATGTGACGGCGTGAGCCCATTGCTCGCACAAACTGCCCCACGAGAGCGTCATCAGTCTTTTTAAGCGCGTTCTTTAGGACCTCACGTGTTTGCTTGTCGATTGCCGGGCGGTACTTGTAGTAGATCGCGAGAGCTTCTTCGCGAGAGAGCCTAGAGAGACGCTCAAAGTCTGCAATCTCTCTACCTCTGATAACTGCGCCATTTGTGCGCACTACCTCATCAAGCAGGTTCAAAAAGAAGTATGAGAGTTCCTGTACATAAGCAGACTGTGCGCCCCCTACGAGACGCACAGCGATTTCTTCAGTCGGTTTCATGCTTACTCACCAAGGTCTGCGTCAAGTGCTACTCCGCCAGTCTCGCTAGTAAATGCCTTTGCGTCTTCCTCACTCATGCCTTGGTATTTGACGAGGTACTTCCACTTAGGACAGAGACCACGTGCAATGTCATCCTTCATCATGTCACGGTCTGCTTTGTCATCTGAGATAACCGAGTCATCCCACAAGATGTCAACCGGTACAGGCTCATCTACTCTGTAGCCGTTCATAGCACACTCTGCAGCGAACGCGCCCTGGACGAGATCTCTTACCGAGTTCTCAATAGAGTGCTCATGCTTTCTGATGGTTCTGATAAGCGTTGCATTAGTGCTTACAACCTCTGTTGCCGTCTTGAGTCCCTGTCCCAGCGTAAATGACCAATACCCTGCACCAAAGCCAGTTCTAAAGCCCAGGACAGCAAGAGCATTGTTGAATGCGGTAACCATGTCATCAATGTGTGTGTCAGGGTTGTAGACCGTCATAGGTGACTCTGCACTAATACCAGCGGAGATTGGCGCAAACATAATCTGGTCCATGGTGTTGACAAACTTAGCCTTGCCTTTGCTGTCACGCACAATGGCTTGCTCATCAACAATCATCTTTGGCAGTGAAACTCTAACCTGCCAATACATCTGGTTGAATGCTTCGTCTACCAGCCTGCAGGAATCGCAGATGTCCTCGATGACAGATGCACCCAGCGGTGTAAGCTCGTCATGAGCGTTGTACTTAGCTGGCTTTACCAGCGCATAGGTTGGCAATGGCTGTTTGGTGTCAACAAAGCCTGTAATGCCTTCAACCTCAACAGGTGTAATGCGGTTCTGCGAATTAAAGAGAAGCGTCTCTACCACGTGAGACTGTGTCTCTTGATTGAAGTATCTAAGCTGCAGCTGGTCGTAGAGCTTAGAGTTCACAGTTACCTTAGAGATGAATGCACAGCCATCACCCAGAAGCGGGATAATTTGCCATGCCTTCATGGAGTCAATGCTGGTCGAGACATTGCCCTCATAGCCATGGAAGTTTGCTACCCATGCGCCAACACCCAGAGCAAACACAGTACTGATGAACTCTGCTTGCTCATCTACAAAGTTAGGAATCGTACGCTCAAGCCAGTCATTTACTGTATCTTCAGAGCTTGAAAGGATTGTGCCTTCGTTCATGATCAGACTTGGAATCTCACTTGCAACCATTGAAGCTGGACTAATTGAGAGCCTGTCATAAGAGTCAGCACCATTGTTGATGATGTAAGGCTGCTTGTAATACTCATTATCGTGCGTAAACCAGCCCCACCACAGCTGCTGGAACTTGTCCATTGAAGTGTCCGGCGTAAACTTACGCTTCTTTAAGTATCTGAGTGCCCATTCTGGCTTTTGGATAGTAATCTTTGACAAGGTGAGACCCCTTCTCTTACGTCAAGCTTCTGTCATTGATAAGCGTCATACACGCATAACGCACAGCGTCGATAGTGTGGTTATCAGCGTCTGGCAACTGCCCTGTGAGCTGGTTATCTTTGGTCATCACATATGAGTAATTGCTGAACTCACGTGCTGCTGTGGTGCAGCTGGAATCAATCACAATCTTTGCGCGATACTGCAACCACTTGATTGAGTTGTGGATGTTGTGCGCGCCTGTCTTGAGCGCACCGCGAGCGTTAATGCCATTAGCTTTGAAGTCAGCAATACTTTTAGGCTCTGCTGAGTCGCACCACACCGTAGCATAGGGCTCAGCGTCTTCAATGACATCCTCACCGTCTTTAAGAGCGTTGCCCAGCTTCTCACTTACAAGCTCAGCGGTGTCTTGGTTAGAGAGTCCACACTTGACGAACTCATCCAGGATGTAGAGCGTGCGAGTCTTTGTGTCATAGGCAATCTTTACCCAAGCGAATGGATCTTGTGAGAAGCCCCAGTCAACGCCATAGTAGTGGTACTCAAGCTTTTTGCGCTCTGCGTGTGTGATGTCTCTCACCTCAACACGGGTAAAGACCTCAGAGCCAAAGCCTACTTGCTCGCCTAACCACTCATGGCGATATGCTTCCTCGTCAAGCTCCTTGAGTGCTTCAGCGTCCTTTCTGACCTGCTCTGGTATCCATTCATGTGGCACATCCAAATAGCTTGACTCAATGACGCGCTCCGGGTGTGTTGAGAGCATGGTAGAGACGTGCTCATTTACCCAAGCATCGCGAGAACGTGGTGGGTTGTGGTCAAAGAAGCGGAAGTACACAGAACCTTCCGGAGCGTCACGAGTGACAGACTGCATAACCGTTCTGAGTTCTCCCCAGCCGTTGAACTGGTCTACCTCAGAGAACCATTGATAGGCGTAGTACGTGCCATTAGGTGCCTTGATTGCCTTTGTCTTCTGCGTATGGTCACCACCTCTGAAGGTAATGACTTGACCAGTTGCGGGGCGCATGAGCTTGTAAGGGCTCTTAGACGCTCTCCATTCGTCACGAATGTTCAGCTTGTCAATCGCCCAAAGCATTTGCTCAAAGACGCCGTCGCCAATGTCCTTGCCAATCTTGGGCATGATGAAGGCTGAGCGGTCCTTGTGCTCCATAAGTCCTTGCATGATCTCTAGAGAGACTGTGGAGCTTTTCAAAGAAAAACGCCCTCCTCTTAGCCACCATTCACCTCCTGCGTCCGCTGCGATTGCACGATGCAGTGAGAGAAACGGTGGTGCTAAGAGAAGGGCGAAGTCTGCCACGAATGGCTTCTCTTCTTCTTCCACATCTTCTGGAATTGCGTCTAAGAGCGTCCTGCCAATGGATGAGATGGCAGTGACTGCAGTCTGATTTACGCCTGAATCTGCAATAGACTCCTGCGCCATTGCAAACGTTTTGCCCATGCCGTTGAGTACTTGAGCACGGGTGATAGTAACCTTCTTTGAAGCGCGTTCTTGTAAGTCTTGAAGCCTTGCTTTTATCTTGCTGTCTGCTTCTAGTCTGCAAGCAGCTTGGTCAACAGTGTCTGGCTTCCACTTTGAGCGGTGCGGATAAGCTTCCAGCATTGCCTGTCGCTGGCTCTTGCCAGCAACTCGTGCAAGCACATACTTCTCATGGTTTGCGTTTGTAAGTGGTTGCGTCTTCAATGCGTCTGACCTTTGCTTTTTGCTCCTTCTTCCTCTTCATCTTAAAGGCAAGCTGACGCTCCAAATTCTGCTTGCGCTCAAGCTCTTGCGTGTGCTTTCTCAAGTACTCACGCTCATCAAGCGCACACTCTTTGCAGAGCCCCCAACGCTTCGCATCCTCTGCATCAACCCACACAGGGTGCTGCCCACACTTCTGGCATAAAGGCACAATGCCCTCTGTACGGTATCTTCCGTAACGGTGGCGCACCATAGTGATTGCTTGCACCGAATGCGTTGGAATAAGCTCGTGGAGTTCCTTGGCAGTCATAGAAGGATTGCGCCAAAGCGTCTCAAGCTCTGACCAAGTCCAGGACTGGTATGTTCGTCTCCCTCTTTTTGAAGATGATGAAAGAGATGAAACATTTATTTCATCTTGTTTTCTACGCTTGCTCATTGAGCTTCTCCCTCTGACTAAAGAGTCGGTACGCATGGTTGCAAACCATCTGTGGCTCACGTTGTAGCTTCTTAGAGAGTGTCTCTAGAATGGCAACAATAAGTGTGTCTTCTTTCTCGCTCCAGATTCTGTGAGAGCGTGTAAGACTTGTTGTGCTCTGAAGTCCACGCTGCCTTGCAAAGACCTTAATGTCAGTAATTGAGCGGTTAGGCATGAGACGTTTGAAGCCTGACCAAGTTGGTCCATGCTTAGGTACTTCTCGCTCAATGATTGCAATCTCTGCGTCTGTGAAGGGGGAGTGATCTAGTTCTTCATAGCTGCGTCTGAATCCGTTCACTTAATCTCACCTCTTTCATAAAGAGAGCGAGTCATCTCAACTCGTTCTCTTAATTCCAGTTTCTGTTGTTCTCGCTCCGACACATTTGGAGCGTGTGCGTTTCGCTTAAAAATCGCTTTATCGCCCTCTGAGAGACACGCTAAGGCGCAAACTCTTTTATCGTCAATAACTCCTGCCAATGCACACGTAGAAGCGCATTCAGAGCCTGTGAATGGGCATAGAAGATATTTAACCTGCTTAGGCAATAGAAACACCTCCATTCTGAATAAATGTTGAATAAGCTCCTTTGAGCTTTGCGGGCACTAAAATGCCAGTTCTACCTGCTTTGTTTTTTACCGTATGCAGTGCTACCTCTTTGAATTGAGGAGTATCAACTTCACCTTTAGTCAAGATGAGTGCTGCCCAGGACGCATACCCCACAACTCCTGAACCTCTGAACCAATCAAGTGATGGCTCGTCCTTAGCGTCAAGCTTCTTCAGACTTGAGAGCACAAGGAAAGGTATTTGCGTATCAAAGGCAAGCATTTGAAGGTTCATGGCAACTTGTGAGACTCGTGTGTACTCTTGCTTGTCAATGTCTGGTAAGCCGGTCTGATACTGCTGAATGTAGTCAATGATGACGAGGTCTGGCTTATCTCCGTCTGCCATGACGGTGCGCACGATCTCTTCAATTCCTGTGGTAGTGCTTACGTTGTCCAGGATGGCAAGATTTGGTGCGACCATATCCTCATAGATGGCAGCGTCAGCAAGTACAGCGTTAGAGTGCCTGGCATTGAACGCATACGCTGATAGGTTCTGAAGTCCTTCTGGCAGCTGTAACTCTGTGCCTGGACCTTTAATGACCGTTGACCACTCAAAAGGAACAACCGTAAGTCCTTGACGCTTGAGTCCTTGGTTCTTCACTGACCAGCAACTCATAGAGCGTGCGGTGATATTGCCCCATGTATCGTCAAGCGTGAAGTAGATTACGCGCTTGCCATCTTGTGCTACCTCTGTTGCAATGTGTACCGCTAAGGAAGATTTACCAGCGGATGCTACACCGCCTAAGATGGTGAGTCCTGGCATTAGACCGCCTGAGAGTGCATCATCTGCGATAGTGTGCGTCTTGAGTGGCTCTTTGGCTGCCAAATAGCATTCAACATCCCAGCCATACTTTGGACGGTTAAGCTGGCGCAAATATTCAAATGTCATGCGCCATCACCCGCTACTGGCTTATGTGACTCTCTATACAAGTGCCACTCCCAGTCAATTTTTCTTGCCTTTGACTGCTCGATATTGTCGAGTGCTTCTTGGATGCCTTGCCTAAAGACTTCCTCTTGAGCGTCAAACTCAGCTTGCGGGACTTCTATTGCGTCTTCTCTTGGTTGCACGTCTTCAGTACGCAAGAAATGAACTTCTGTTGTCATCTGACCCGCTTCCGTCGTAGCGTCAGCGGAGACAGAGGAAGCGGGGGAGGAAAGGTCGCTCTTAGAGCTTTCCTCCCTCTGATACTCTGTATCTGATGTGTACCCTTTTCCTCTTGATTTTGGGTACACCACCGTACCCTTTTTCTCTTGGAAATGGGTACACCCTGTACCCTTTTTTGGGTACACCTCATCAGCCAGCCACCAAAATGTGCGCTTAGGAGTTTTACCGTCTTTTGCGCTTTCGACCGTGACAAAGTATTCGCGTTCTTCGCAATACTCCAAGAACTGTTGAGCTTTCTTTGGACTGTATCCACAAGCCTTAGCGATTGTGCGAACTCCAAGTCTAAAAGACGGAATATCTCCAATGTCTCTGATTTGTGAGTAACAGAAGAGGAGCATGGTTGCCCTTGCTCCTCTTGTCTTGTCACTGAAGTTCTCAATAATGCGTCCAAGATGGCACGCAGCTG